TATCTACTTATATTCCTTTTTAACGCCTCCAGCAGTAGAATAAGTCTTAACTATATTATCTGGTTTATCTTTAAAATAATTATTCATTACTTCTACATTTCTAATATCATCATCTGAAAATCCAATACTAGGTTGCTCCGGAACAAAGTTATTAGATACATCATTTTTAATAAAGGCATTTTTATTTAACTTTTTTGACATTTTCTTAATATAAGAAACAAACTCTTCCATAGCACGAACTTTTGCTTCTTCAGGGTTGGCAGCACCTTCTTCATCGTCAAAAGACACTGGATGATATTTGTTAAGGTCCAAATACGATTTGATTAATTCATCGTCCGTCATATCTTCCTCGTCAAAAAACGACCTATATTTTTTAAGGTTCTTAACGAGTTGGTCTTTATCTATTCCATGAAACCCGTCAATAATATAATTGTATACGGCTTGTTTTAAAGTGTTGGGGTTGTGACCTCTCGCAGTAATAATTGAAAATATTGACCCGTTATTAATCGCTTCTCTAAAATCATTAAATGCCGGTCCAAGTTTTGCTCTCATAGCATCAACCAAAAAATCTTTGTCACCTGCGGTTCTAAAGTTTCTATATGGTTCTTCAGAAAATCCAACAATGGTATCACCATTATAATCAAAATCTTCTTTTCCAATTTTACTTCTGTATTCCGCAAAATCATCTGTACTCATACCAACTTCATCACCATCTTCAGTTTTTAACATTATCTTTGTTGGCATATGAACAATGTTGTCATCCCAATCAAACGCATAATATTTCATATCTGGTGTTCCCTCAGCCTTAAATCCCTCTCTAAGTTGTCTTTTCATACTTGGCAAATAAAGGGGGTACTAATTGTACCCCCGTTATGTTTATTAAATATTCTCGAACGATGCTCCTGTTGGAGTAATGAAGAATTCAATATCGATGAACTCTAACGCTTTCGTCGGTTTCAAGTAAATTTTACCTGTTAAAGTATTTCTATCTAAATCCTCAGGTGAAGATGAAACTGTTACACGGAAATCGTATAAACCTCGGTCTCTTCTAATTGAGTCTAAGATTGGGTTAACACTATCTAAGAATTGTTGTCTAACGATTTGGTCGTTTTGTTCGAACAATAATCTTACTGCCACCGCTGATATCAATTTACGAGCTTGAAGTAATAATCTTCTTACATTCAATCTGTTAAGTGCTGTGTCAGCAATTTGTAATGTTTTATTACCCCAAATTACAGTTCCAACATCAGAGAAAGTTGCGATAGGGTTGATTCTACCTTGATACAATGTATCTCTGTCAGTTTGTGTAAGTTTTTGTCTAGCTTTGATTGAGTTTACAAGACCTCTTGTGTAACCCGCAGATGCGAACCAAGGGAATGAAATGTTATCAGTCAACGCTAAGTTTCTACAAACCTCACCTGTTGGTGGTAAGTAAATTTGTGTATTGTTTACTGTATCTCTTGTTAAAATCCAAGGGTAGTAAGTTGCGGTGTAGTTAGAATCAATTCCTGTGTTATCCAAATTGTCAACCGCTTCTTGTGAATAGATGATATCCAAAGAACTTGTTGAATCTGGAGTAAACATTTGGTAATCAGGAGTTGTACAGATATAAACCGAGTCAGCTCTTGAGTATTGAATCATGTCAATAGCTTCTTCTACAAGATTTGAATTGTTAATATAGTCAATACTTGCACTTGCAAACACGTTAATGTTAGTTGCTTCAGGATTAGCGAATGTCAAAATACCAAGTAAGTAAGCGTAGTAGTCAGTATTTGCAAAGTCCTGAGTATTGTTTTGAACAATAATTCTCTTGAACAATCCGTTACCTGTTGCAGTTGGGTATCTTGAAGATGGTGCAGTACCTGCCAAATAACCTGACTGTCCTAATTGGAATCTGTCTTGGTTAGTTCTCCATTCTCTGTAAATATCCCATCCGTCAAATCCACCTGCGAAACACACAGTGTATTTTCTTGAGTAGATAAAGTAGTATGGGTTATCTTGTGTTGCTGGGTCTGCTCTAAATTCTGCAACACCACATTCAAACGCTGTTTGACCACTTGTCATTGATGTATTAGCAATTGTAACAACAGTTGCTCCCGAATCCATGTGGAAACCTTTACTTAAGTAATTCCATTTAAATGAGTCAGTCGCCAAAGCCCAATTAGATTGTGGGTTTTGTTTTCCTTTGTAAGTTAAGAATGATTCATCAATTCCGTATTGTGTAGAGAAACCTAAATAAGTTCTTCTTATGATATCTCCAGGAGATTCCACAGTATTTGAACCACCAACGGGTGTTCCAAAAGGTGGATTAGCAATAACCTCTCCAGGGAAATCGTATTTTGTTTTAAATTTAGGGTATGGTGATGAGTAAATTGCAGCATCTTCATATTCTCTTTGTGTGTAACCGTAGAAACCACAAGGTAAAGAATCGATTGGATACTCATTTGCCATTTCAACCATGATATATTTTGAAATTAAAGCGAATTCACCATTAGACGAACCAATTTTTTTCGCAATAAAGTTATTAGTTGCTGGGTCCATATTACAATTGGTAAACTTTTCAATTACAACAGGGTTTGCATCTGTATCAAAGAAATTTCTAACAAAAACATCAAACGACATATTGTTATATGATAAGTTTGCAATTGACACCTTAACCTCAGTGTTTGCGGAATCTCCATCAGAAATGGAAATGAATTTAAATAAGTTATATACTTTATTACCTCTCAATTCAGAAACTAAATAAGGTGTTTCAGGTGATTGGTATTTTTCTAAATTCCAAGCGATTGATTGACTTGATTGACTTCTTGCGTCGGGCAATGCAATTAAGTCACAATTTAACCCACGAATGTATCCTTGACTATAAGCGTAATTTAAACTTCCTTGATAAATTTCCTCAACATAAATTGGAACTTCAAATCTTGATTTACCAAAATTATCAACCCCTAACACTTTTGTGATGTATTTTGCGGAAGACGCTAATAATGAAGTTTCTAATGAGAATGTATTATTATCTTTAGTTACACCTGATAACAAGAATGTTCCATATGGTGTTTGAGTAATACCCGAATATTGATTAGTACAAATTAATTGTAAGTTGTTAGGAACCCAAGCATTGTCGTTATCATAATCAATACCTACTTCATAAACAGGACCGTGGTCAATACTATCAACAGAATTGACATATTGAGTAATACCTCTTGAACGGAGAGTACCAACAACCATATTATTAAAATCTGTATAAGCAGTACCTGTAAATGTATAAGATTCACCAGTAATTGTACCCGTGAAAACACCAGTCCCGCCCGAACTTAAACTATTAACAACATAGTAGAATGAATAACCCGTATAGTTATTTCCTGAAGAAATGTCAAAGTTAGCATAATACCAAGGGTCATTTGAAGACGCACTTAAATCGTTAAGTTCAAAATTGTTTATACAATCATATGGATTTTGGATTGTAGGATAAGATAAAATTATATTTGAATAATCTGTATTAGGAATTGCACCGTACATTACAGAAGTTGTAGCCGAAAGAGAAGGTGTGTTAATTATGCCACCTAAATAAACATTAAGGTCATCTTGTATTGTAGATGTTGAACCGTCTTGTAATCTGTATTGAACATTCAAATTTGACTGAGCTTGAGCAGGTAACGCTCCACTGACAATCGTAACGGTAGTACCTGATGAGGTACCCGTGAATGTTGCGGTAAACGTTGTTGCGTTTGATGGGTCACCGATAGTTGTTGGGTCAACATTAGCTACTAATGATAAACTCCAAGATGGACCCGCATCATAACCTGACAAACCTAATACTCTTGTAACAAACAATTGGTTTGATTGTTGCAAGTATGATTTAGCAATATATGCCGCCTCATATTTTGGGATTTGAGTGTTATAAAACTTAACGGGTTCGGTTCCACCAAAGTAGGCTTGGAACTCATCGTAATTTGTTATGAATACTGGTTCAAATGCTGGGCCTTTTATAGTTTCCCCAACAAGACCTAAAGTCGTTACCCCCACACTTTGGGCTACGAATGATAGGTCGGTTTCAGATGTGTAAACGCCTGGTGATACGAATACTTTTTGATTTGCTTGTGTTGCCATTATTAAATTATTCTGTTACAGATTTATTTTATAGATAAATATTCGACTTTTAATGAAAAAACTTTACTTTTGGATAAGTATTTATAAACGGTATGAATAAATTCTACCTTTTTTCTACCCATGAAAATCAAGAAAGAAATAAAGAACATCAAAATATCCCCTGAATCACATGATATCCTAAAAAAGTACTGTGATAAGCGTGGAATTAAGATTTATAAATTTTTGGAGAATTTAATCATCGAGAAGTGTAAAGATAAGAAAGATATCTATGGAGAAGATTAAATTAATTTGTTTTCGAATATCACAAGTGCTTCTTGAGTATTGTCATTTTTTGTAACTTCTATTCTTAAAATATCATTTGTAGTAATTTCGATTAGTTGTAAATCACTACCATAATAATCACCATTAATGTAAACATCAAAAGTATCGACATTGTCTGTTGACACTAAACTCATATTGGCGGTAAAATCAATTCTATCAGTTAAAACGGTATTACCTGAAACAAATAAAAACGGCATTTCAAATTCATCAGGATTTTCAGGATATTTGTTTCTTCTTTGTTTTCTTGTTGAGGTATCAATTTCAACGAGCTGTGTAACTCTTTGAATTGCGGGTTTTACTTCAAACTCTTCTTCATCAATCAAATAACCCAACATAGTGAACTCATAACTTTGAAC